TTTCTCTAATCCGTAATGGTGGTACTTTTCTTTAATCTTTTCTGTTTTCATATCTATTTTCTTTTTGTTTATAATTATGTTAAAAATACAAAATTTATTTTAATTCTATATATTCAATAACTTTTTGTTTTATATATTCTATATGTTCTTTGTCTATCCATTCTAAGAAGTTAAAAGCATCAAATACAACTGTAAAATCTTTACCCATTTCATCTTTACCTCTTAAGTATATTTCATTATCTACACATTGAAAAGTATTAATATCATGCAAAGATTTGTGTATCATTTCTTCTTCCTGTTCTAGTTCAGGCATTTTCATTAATTGTTCTTGTAATTCTTTTTTATTCATATTTCTATATTCTTCTTCTAATTCTATTGGTGTCATTATCTTAAGTTTATTATTAGTGGTTTATTTTTATAGTGTTTTTTATATTCTTTTAATGTATCTTTATCCTCAAAGTCATATGCTTCATCAAGATTAAGTCCTGATTTTTCACAATAATCATCAAGACCTTTATCTATTTGTTTTCTTGTTCCAAATATTCTGATTGCTGTACTGTATTGTTCAAGATCAGCTTCATAGCACTTAAATTGTTGATTCCATCTTGAGGTTGTTTTATAACTTCCATCAGGATAAAAATAATAGGTATCGCATTCTAGTTTCATAATTAGTAATTTAAGTGTATATGTAAGAACGCTGCTGATACCATTAAAACCATCATAGCAGCTAAACATAAGTAATATTTGAAATCACTTATTTTATCTTTAGTATCTCCAACAATATAATTTTCTGAAGTATTAATAAATTCGCCTTTAGCATTTTTAGCGTAAAAGAAATCTGCTGCTCCTTTACCACTTAGGTTAAAGCTATGACCTGTTTTTTTGTTTGTAATTTTCATTTGTTTTTGTTTTAATTAATAATAACACAAACATACAACAAATATTTGAATTAACAACTATATTAACATAAATATTAATAAAGTTATTAACAATTAGAATGTTAATAAGATAACTAAAGGGAAAATAGTATGATTACTATTATAAGAAGAATGTATATTAAGAATATACGCATAGAAGCATTTTCCTCCATTATAAGGGCATTAAAAGGTTTATAGGTAGTGTACCATTGTTTAGCACTACTGAGCATCCTATGGCTTGTCGTTTAAAATTCTTAGCGTATGCTGCTGCATAAGTGTCAGCATCCACACCGCATCCTACCTGCATTCCGAAAATTCTGTATCGTTTTCCTACAAACCACTTACAATATGCCTCAGTATGAGTATGTCCACAAACGCTAGACATTAAGTTGTTTTTTGCTTTGGTTTGAGCCTGACCACCTTCTCCATGTTCATAAAGCACATCATCATAAACTACTGACTCAACCCAATTCCAATTAGGAGTTCCTAATACTTCATTGTAAGACCTTATCCATGCTTTTGGAATACCACCTGTAAAACTCTTTCTTGAAGCAAGGCGGTCATGGTTTCCAATACATACATCTGCAATAGGGAATGCTTTATACCATTCAGATACTTTCTCAATAGTTTTTTCTAATTCCATACCTGCCGACATTCCATCAGGGTCAGGTTCGTGGTAGCTAAAAGCGTGGTTATCAAGGATGTCGCCTATGAATATCACTTGATTGCAATTAAATGCTTCATACTGTTCTAAGCACCAATCAAGGTAACCGTCTAGGCAAAACGGTTCATGAAGGTCGCCGATAACTAGGACATTCCTAGTCTCGGTTTCCCTCATCTTTTCTATTGCCACAATCTCATGCGGCTTTAATCTAAATCTATTATTTTTTGTTAATGTCTGCAACTCCTTGCCCTAAGATTAGTACTAGGAATGTTTGCCAAACCGTTTCCGCCACGTCTGCACCCCATCCAAAATGATTCATAAGATATGGCGTTACTATTCCAGTCACAGCGTAAATAAATTTCTTTGAGTGTAAAATTTGTCCTAAGACAACATTTGTTAACCAATTTTTCATTGTTATATATTTTTTAAGTTATTATTAAAGTTTATAAGATAGCCCCACGTTAAAAGAACTTTCTTCTTCTTTTATTGCATAATTTGGCTCTACATATAGATTATTCCACAATTTTAATGAAACCCCAACTCCATAAATTACGTTATCTAACGCATCTTCAGCAGGTGCTTGTGCAGATAAATACACATTACCACTTACATTGTATCTCCCTATAAAATCATACGATTCACCATTTTTTTGAACACCTACCATTAAGTCATCATTAACTTGATAACCTAAAGCTAGATTGTTAGTGATACTATCTAGACTCCAGCTATCACTTTTCATATTAGTCATTATTGAGAATTGTGCTGATGCACTCAGGCAAAATAATGCTACGATTGTTGTTAATATTGTTTTTTTCATTTTATTTATTTATTTATTCTTAATTATTAATTTAATATTTTCACCTCCCAAATTTATTATTTCTTTTATTAGCAAATCCATTGCCAAAGTTGAGTTACCAACAAAGTGTTGTTTACGACTTTGACCAACTAGAATACAGCCCTTTGTATCTTTGGTGGTGTTTCCGATATGTACGAGTATCCAGCTTCTATTAGGTACGTCTTTAACTAATAGATGAATATAATGTCTTGTTGCGCTTTCTCTTGGTAATCTTAATCTAACATCATATTCTCCAGCAGGAATACAAGATATGCTTCTTTGATTCTCTTTCCATGCCAATTCTAAAGTATCACAAAATACTTCTCCATTTAAAAACAGCTTACCCATAGTAGATACATCACTTAAAGTATCTCTAATTAATAAAAGGTTTATGGATGTAGGTTTAGAGATAATAGGTTTTGTAGATTTTACACCCCTTAACCTCTTTAACAAACTCCTTACGCATCTTAACATCACTCTCTTGGCTTTTGTTATACTTAGGGTTTTTTGAATTAATCTTATACTTTTTATTAACAGGTATATCCATGTCATCTATTACTTTTATGATACCACCATTTGTCTAGTGTATAAATAATTGACACTAGCAATAGAATTATCTTTAATACAACTTCTAAATTAGTGAAGGTTGTTATGCTTAGTATCGCTGTGTTTACTCCTAACACTTCGCCTACCTCCTTTGTTATCTGTTTGAATGGCATCTTGTAAGTATGTCTTTAGTTTAGTTATGTTTTTTGGTTTTGTTTTGTAATATTTCTTCATTAATCACTAGCAGTTAAAAAATCTCTTAAAGTTAATTTACTTGATTGTCTTGATCTTTCAAGGTTCATCCCTGCATAATAGTTGGCAATTGAGGGGTCTACATCAGCACCAGTATTCGTATTGTAAGATGGAAAACTACCTGTGTTGTTTCTTATATAATCTATTAGTCTTTCTCTGTAATACATAGCAGTATTTAAAACTTCTTCTCTAAGGTGTTGAGCTTCACTTTCTGAAAGAGCTGTACCTGTTTCAGATGTCTTAGAATAAATATTGCCATTTTCTACTTTAAAACGAAGGTATGGGATAGCGTGATACAGACTATATCCAGGTAGCATGTCGCCAATATAATCATCTACTAAAGTCTTATCAGCACCTGCTAAAGTACCAGCTATAATTTCGTCTTTTAAATGTTGTGTTAAATCCGTCCCTAGTGCTGTTTCTACATAGAGCTTTTGTGCTTCACGCACAAACGGAAGTAAGATGTCAACGTCCACATTTAAGTTCACTGCGGTGCTTGACTTTAATTTCTCTTCACTTATAAATAATACGTATGCCATAATTTATCTTGGTTCTAAAAATCCTTGATTAGTCATTCTTTTTGGTGGTCTTGCAACAAGACTGTCATTTCTTTTTGCTGTGAAGCCTTCTGACAATGCCTTAGTATAAGAAATGGCTTCGCTAGGTTTAATATCACTTTTAGCTCCTCTTAGTGATGTTTTGTAAATTCTTCTTAGCCAAAAATGGTGGCAATTCCCTCCACCTTTGTAAAGCCATATTGAATATGTTGCTGCTCCACGTGGGCCCCAGCCTGGATTTACTGCTCTATTAGTCATTTGTAAAATATCCTCTTTTCGATAAACTTTTTTTGCATTTGTCATTAATCTGCAAAAATCTCTAGTTTCTCCTTCTTGACTTAAAAAATTATCTTTCGTATATACATACCTTACTTTATAAAAATCATTATCTGATTTATTTGTTCCATCTTGACTACTTTTTGCATTAGGTCTAGCTGTTCCTGTTGAAGCTAATTCTAATTTGTCTTTTATCTTGTTATTAAGTTCTAATTCAAAGTCGAAATCTTGATGCTCTCCATCTACTATTTCTTCATCTACTAATTCCCATTCTTCAGGCAAATCTTCTCCATATTCTTCAATAAATTTATGAAGCTCTGTTGCCTCTTCATGTCCTTCACACGCCATATAAGCTGTTTTACCTTCATATTCATGCGTATGGTACCCCTCACACCCTAAAGACCTAGAATGCTCTTCAGCCTCTTCTATTGTATTGAAAATAGGTTTTCCATCTATCATACCAACTTTGTTAAACTTAACTTCTTGTTCAACAGTTGCTTCATCACCTAATGGTTCTAATCCTAATTCTTCTCTAATTTCATCTTGTGTCATAACTTCTCTTAGAGTTTTAGAATCAAATTGAACTGTTATAGGTTTAAGCTGTACAAAGTTGACAGGCATATCCATATTATTAACTTGAAATATCTTTCTAAGTTGCTTTACTATTTGGTCTTGAAACGGTTTAATTACAGTATTTAAGTAAAAATTCGCAGCGTTTATAAGCTCGTCTGTATTAGAACTGAAGCCATTAGTACTGTCAATGCCCATAAGTGTCTTAGAAGTCACCCTATGGCCTGAGAGGATGTTGCTAGTAAGTAGTTCTTGAAGAGCTAAATAACTTTTATCTAAATCACTTGTGCTAATTGGTGTTATTTCAGGTGTTCTTGTTTTATCGTCTGAAAATGTTAATACAAATTTGCCGCTATTAGCCTCAGAACAAAATTTGTCAGTTAGACTTTGCTCTATTTGGAATCTTTCTTCTTGTGTTGGTACGCCGTTTGCAAAGCTAATCATGAATGATCCAGCGAATCCGTTAGATATATTGTTGAGGTGGTACTCTGAAACCCTAGCATCAATCAATGCCCAGTTATTACAAGAAACGTAATCAGGCGTATAATAGCTGTTCATATTAGGGCTATAAAGACCTGAATACATTATTTGGTTTGCTGATGTTCTATCATTAGTATTAAACGCTGGTACGTAATAAGGTTTGTTTTGTCTAGTGTTTGACCAGTCCGCACTAATATAATAACCTTTTATTTTTCCAAACTCATCAGGTCTAGCACAGCGAATTTTCTCAACGCCAACGTGGTAAATCTCAGCGATTTCAGTCCTATCCTTTGTCCATACAACGTTAAGAGCAAACGCCCCTTGTAATTTAAAGTCAAAAGCCATCTTTTTAATTACTTCATGTAAGCTCTCATTACCATTAGCTCTATTCATAAAATTCTGAAGTTTTATTCTAGCGTCTAAATCTCTATCATCTTCATCTTCAATAATTAAATCTTCACCTGCAACCATCTCTGCTGTTGCATTAATAATTGCTGCTGATATACTACTAGAATAGTATAAATCAATAAGAAATTGAGGGTATAGGTTAGTCCAGTCGTCTGTGCCATATTCAATGTAGTCCTTGCCTCTAACTTCTTTTACACTAGGAGCTGTACTTGTTTCTAAATTGATGTTAATAATATTGTCTTTCATAATTTTTTATTGTCCGTAATAAATGTAATTTGTTCCTGATGGTTCTTGTCTTTGTGTATATTGAACTTGCTCTGTTCCATCTTTCTCAGCTACATACATTTTCCCTTTTGTTACTAATCCTTGAACCACACCATGTGTGGGTCCTACTGGTAATATATCATCTTCTGTTACAGGGGCGTTTCCTGAGCTAATCGCTACTGCTCCTGTCCAACTTACTTCATACACTTCATATTTCCAATACCCAGCAGGTAAAAACTTTATTTTGCCTTCATAAACATCAGGAGTAGCATTATAATCAAAAACAAACTTTGTGTATCTATCATATATTAAATGAACAGTTGAATAAGCATATTGCTTAGACTTATCCATATCATTAGTGAACTTTACTAAATGTCTTATCTTATCTGAGCTAACTGAAGTGTCTATGCGATTATCTTCAGTTTGCAAATAAGTAGTTAGATTAGTTTCAGTAGTTGCTTGTATCATAATTCCTTCGTCTAATATATAATAGAAAAGCCCTGTTTTTATTTGGCTTATAAAGAGAAAGGTAGCCGAAGCTACCTTAATCTAATGGTAAACGCTAGGTTAAAAAACCTATACACGATTAAACGCAAACACCTTTACCAATAAGAAAGAAAAGAGTGGACTAAGCCACTCTCCTCTAAGAAATATATGAAAACTACTAATAAGATTAAGAACTCGTTATAGAAACATTCGTAAACGCTGCATTGTCAAATGGATTGTCTGTGTAATCTGCAACCATTGAGAATGGGTCTGCCTCCATTCCGTCAAACGTAAGTGTGTATCCGTTTTTGTCGCCCCACGCTGCGCCAGTATCCATAGTACCTGCATTAAGTTCCATTCCGTTAGTTATTCCTAAACCAATAATTAAATCATGACCATTAGATAATTGTTGATTAAGCTGTGCGAAAATAACTAATTTCGTAGCTCCTAAGAGCTTTATTTGGTTTTGATCCTCTTTCGTAAGTCTGTTGAATAATACTTGAGCTGTTGGTGTGTAGTAGATAGTTCCGTTTTCACGACTACCAACTATTGTATCTGTTACAGATGCTACACCTAAAGGCATAGAATATCTATATAATCCAGTCCCTGCTCCCATTTCAATATCCGTAATTTCACCTGAAGCTGCTACGATTCCTACTGTTTCAATTGGAGCAGTAAATTGGTCATAAACTCCAAAGTAAATGAACTTTACGCCGCCGCTAATTCTATTACAATCAAGTCCTCTCCCTTTTGTTATGTTTGTACATGCCATATTCTGTTATATTTTTTTTTAACTAAGTGATTAATAGTCAATCAGTTAAGGGTTAAAGGAGTGAGAGCCGAAGCCCTCACTTCTTGTAATTATTATTATGATTGTCTTACTATGTCAGCACCTACACCTTGAACAACTCCTGCTGTATATCTCGCCACTAAGCGAATATTGTCGCTTCCGTCCAAAGCACTCATGTCCATCAGACCTATTCTAGTGCTGTCCGATAAAAGGTCAGTCCCAAAAAATAGATTTGACTTCTGTCCAAATACCATTTGGTTTGTCTGCATTCCAGGTACTACTGCAATTTTTATTCCTTCAAAACTCATTGCGAACTCATTGTCCGTATAAGTTTGAACATATCCTAAAGCAGAAATCGCTTGAATATAAAATTGGAATGTTAATTGGTTCATAAATATATATGCATCATCTTTCCCTAAAACATCTGCTGCTGTACCACCTAAAATATCAGTTACTAAAGTTTGTAAATTAGCAATGATATTACCTGCTGTATAAGCCGCTGATGCTGCTGATTGAACAACTGTTGCATCAGTTCCAGGTAATAAATGATACCCTGTAAATCCATTAAATTCGCCTGGAGTTCCTGTTACTCCTGACCATATAGAAGATTCCGTAGCATCTGCTATAATTTCCCCCATGTAAGAGATTACATAATCATCAAAAGAAGCGGATGCTCCTGCATCTCTACCTGCTCTCATTTGTAACGCTTCCCATGAAGTTAAAAGTGTAGCCTTGCAAATATTAAGGTTGATTTGTAAATTCTTAGGTTCTAATACTGCTTCTGTCATAGCCAAAGTTCCTGCTGAATTAAAGTCGCAGCTATTGTCTAAAACTAATCCAGATCCTGCCATCTTCTGGATGTTCTCTTTATACTTTATGTTTTCTAAGACTGTTAGATATTCTAACGACTTAGCTTGTTTTAATGCTGCGGAAATATAAAATCCTGCCGCTTTCCCATTAAAGTTCGCTTGTGTTACTGTAAACGCCATAATTGTTTATTTTTTATTTGTTATTAATTATTATTATTTTTCTAAATCCATTAAAATTCTTTCACGCTTAGACAGTTTACTATAAGCTGCCCTAGACATTCTAGGTTTTTCTGAACTAAATTTGTTTGTGTTAATTGGAGAATCAGCAGGTGTTTTTGCTAATTCTTCTTTAAGTTTTTCATTCTCAGATTTTATTGATTCTACTTCTTCTGCTGAAAATTCTACTACTTCAGTAGTTTTTATTGACTTAGGGTTTGTAGAAGGTTCTTCAGCTTCTTCTGACATTTCTTCAACTTCATCATCCCCACCTACTTTCTCTCTTTTAAGATCAGCAACCGCATCTTCTAAGTTTTGGATACGTTTCTCCATACCTCTCCAGTCACCTACATCAGCTGTTTCTTTTCTGTCATCATCTTCATCTTCTTCAGCTAATTCAGTTTCAGCAACTTCTTCAGATAACTCTTCAGATGCTTCAACTTCTTCTTCCGTTTCTGATTCGATAACTTCAGCAACAATACCTTCAGTTTCCACACGAAAGCTAACTCCTGTATCCGTTTTATAAGTTCCAACAGGCAATAAGATTGTCGTTCCGTCTTCTGTTAATACTGAGATGTCCACCCCAGCTTCTAGCTCTTCAGCAGTTGATACAAAGATTGTACCATCTTCAGACTTTGACTGCCAAGCTAATTTCACTTCTTCATCTTTCTTATTAAGACCAAGAGCTACTAATATTTGTTCTTTTAAATCCATAGTGTGTTTTTTAAGTTCTATTATATAATAGAAAAATTAGTTAGTTATTTGATTTTGTTTGATTTTCCTTTATTATCTCATTTAAAGCTGATAAGATTTCTTCATTAGTTGGTGTCTTTTCTGATAACTTAGACATCTTGTCCGTAAAGTAGCCTTCTATCGAAAGCCCCTTAAGTTCACCGTCTTTAATCTTAGACCATAAATCTTGATTAGAGATGGATAGCTTGACCATCCAAGTTCCTTTAGGAAGTGAAAATCCGTAAAGTTTAGACTTGTCCATTTTAGGGTCTTCTATTATCCATGACTCAACTGTAAGCACACCACTTACTCTATCTTGGTGTTCGTATGTAGCTTTGTGATGATTGTTATGTTTTAAATATAACTCACTTGCTTTTCTAACTGTTTCAGGACTGAAATATACATAGTATTCTGAGTCTGTATTTGGATCGTATCTAAAGATATTCTTGTTAGGGATTAAAGCTGGACTTACAATCATTCTTTTTTCTTCATCTATTTTAGCAAAAGTCAAGTTATTCTTTTCTTTCCCAAAAAACACAAAGTCCTGTTCTATGGCTGGTGCTGACACTAAGCTAATAGCATCAATTGCTAGTTCTTGACTATTGTCGTCAATTAATAACTCTCTAATTTCAGTTGTCTTTTCGTAATAGTCTTTATTGGCTTCTTCACATTCTGCTATTGAATCATATTCACAGCTTCCTGTCTTCCCCCATTTATATTTTCCGTTTTCACATTGTTCGCATGGCATATTATATAATAGATTTAATTAATATTTATTTGATATTTAAAGTGTACTTCTTCGTCTTATGTTTGCTAATTGATTTTGGCTGTTAGTCATTTCATCTGTTACAACAAATGCCTGTACTGGTTCAGGAGCTATCCCACCACCTAAATCAAAAGCACCTGACATCATTTGTGGGGCAGGAGTTTGTGCAGATACAGCTGGTGTACCACCACCACCACCACCACCACCTGATGCTCCACTTGAACTAGCACTTTTAATTGCATTAACATTTCTTATCCCTGATGCAACTGCTGCCGCTGCCGCTATACCCCCAAGTATAGGCCCAACATAAGGTATACCTGCTAAGGACTTATAAGCAGCTTGTGCTGACTGATATGTATCAATAGTTGTTTGTACTATTGCGGCAGCTTTTCCTGCTGCTGTTGTTTCACCTAAAATAGCAGCTAAATCTCCTGCTGTTGAAGAAGCAATTTTTAACTTTTCATCTCTGGTCATCTCACTCCATTTCTTTACTTTTTTACTATACTTTCCAACAATATCAGCTTTTTGTTTTTCGTATTGCTCTGTAATAGCAGCGTCATCCATACCTGCCTTTCTTGCCAAATCTATTTTAGCATCATAACTATTTTTTAACTCTTCTAATTCTCTTTCCATCCCAGCAAGGCTTTCAACATTTACTTGCCTTATAGCTTCAGCTAGTTCATTTTCTAAAGCCACTTGATTTGTAAGTTGTTCTGAAGCTTGAGCCCTTACTGCCTCTTCATTTTCAATGATAGCAACTTTTGCCTCTTGTAAGGCTAGGAAATCAGCGTCTAGCTTTGTTAAATCGTATTGAGCTTGAGCTTGATCTTTTACTGTCTTTAACTGTTTTAATTGAGCTGCTTCTTGGTCTACTAAAATTTGTGCTAATTTTTCATTGGCTGTAATTCTTTCAGCAAAAGTTTTATTTACATCATCTCTTATTTTTCTTTGGTCTTCAGCGTCTTTTAAAAATTGTGCATTTTGTTTGGCAAATGTTACTGTCGCTAATTTTGCTGCTTTTTCCAACTCAGTCATTTCTGTTGCAGTCTCTATAGTTGCTTTTGCATACTTATTTAATTTGTCTGCTGTCTCAATTAAAGTTGTTTTTACTTTACCTACCGTATTATCAACCCCAGTCAATACGTCAACCCACTCACTACCTGCGTTTTTTGCTGCTGCCATTGCTCCTGTAAAATCTCCGCCAAGTAATTTCTTAAATGCTTCACCTAAAAAACCAACTGACTCAATAAAACTGTTGAACCTTTCTATTAAATTTTTCTTAACAGCATCTCCAAAATCTATTAATTTTTGTTTTGGGTCTTCAAATAATTCTTTAAACCATCCTGTAACTTTCCCTACATTATCAGATAACAACTCGAACATATCTCTAAACACAATACTAATTGCTTTGTTCGCTGTATTAAAAGTATCTAGGACTTTTTGGTTCTGGCTAAATAATTGAAACAGCTTAGCAAATATTGCGACTATAAGACCTATCCCTGCTGCTTTTAATGCTGTACCAACACCTTTAACAGCTGTACCAATCCCTCTAAAACCGCCACTTGCTTTTTTAGTTGCATCATCTAACTTATCTACGTCTTTGGTTACATCTCCTACGTTACTGTCTACATTCAAATATAATGTTTCTTCTTTTGCCATATCTTTTATATTAAAGTGCTACTCCTGTTTTTATTTGTGTTATTGAAATATTACTATTCCATTCAATCGTTACGTTATTCCTCCCCCTTACTTTCATTCTAAAATTTGTTCCTGAAACATCTGCTGTAGGAATCCAGCCTGTTGTTGTTCCTGAAGTTTTAATTGTATCTCTTTCTCTTTGTACACTTAAAGTACCTGACTTATTTATAACTACACCCCTTTCAACCCAACTCCCATAATCACCAACTGCACCAGTTCCATAAGTACCACCAACTCTAACTGCTACAACGTAAGCATGAAAAAATATAATAGTATTATCAGGCACTACAAAATAACTATCTGTTGTGTTATTCAAAAAACTATCTGTTGTTGTTCCATCAGTTGTTTGCAACCCATACATTAATTGGATATTTTGTCTTTCAGCTAAATTATCCCCTGCTGCATTACCCCCTAATACTATTGAATTACTTGCTGTTGCTTGACCTAAAGTTCCAAAAACAGCAGTATTACTTATTGTATCCGCTATTTCATTATTATTACCTATTATAATATTGTTAAATCCTCTTGTTTTTATCCTATTATGTTCTCCCATTATATAGGAATTGTTAGTGCCACTTTCGGTGACATTATCACTTCCTTGAATAGTGTTATTTATATTTGCAAAAGATTGAACCAAACTTGTACTAGGAGAATAAGCCATACAAGTACCTGAGCTAGAATCATAAGTATAACCATACGCTTCACACTGTTTTTGATTTGGAGCAACTTCTAAGAGAGTGCCTAATGCTTTGTTTGTGGTATCATCAGTAAATACAACAATTCCTAAGGGGTTAATATAATAAGGTTTTATTGGGTATCCTTGTATGTAAGGTATATCTGCCATTATGGTATAAGTATAAATTCAACAATTGATAAATCATTTGGTTTGTAGTCTATTTTATTCACTCGAAACTCTCGGTTTTTGATGAATACGGTATCTGCAAAATCAAATGTATTAATATCTGAAGCCCTTAAATCCACTTTTAAAGACATGATTCTTGTATCAGGATTATATAATTGTGAATAATAAGGGAGCCAATATGTATTAAATAAATTATTAGGGACTGGGCTTCCAGTAGGAGGTATTAGTTGGCATTCTCCAAAATGAAAATCTATCGTTCCAGCATTAGTAGGGTTGCTCTGTGTCAAATGACTAAATTGCAACCAAGTCGCTTGAGAATTAGTTCCTGAAACTCCATTTTGATTAGGAACAATATAAGTATATCCTGACAAAGTATTAACCCCACAATCAAACAATATTCTAGGTAAATTATCAATACCTTCAGGAGTACCTTTATCATCCATACCATACATTGTAGGGATTAAAAGTGATCCCCAATCAGGTATAATTGGCTTAACTATTGTTGCCGCAAATGGCTCTGCTACTATTTCATCTTCTCCTTGTAGAACGGTAAACCCTGATGCATCATAAACTTTACTTCCATACAAATGGCCTTGTACTGCATTTTTATAAATACTAAAAGCAGCATCATCTTCATCTTCAGCGAACTTAAAAATAGTCTTTTTATTTAAATCTGTTAGAGGTTTGAGTTTAATTTCTTGTACATCTATTTTTTCTGTCCAATCATGTGATATGCTTCTTGATGCTAAATTTAATCCTGCTGTATCACTTATAAATACATCACCATAGGGTTCAATTAAAATATTGTTAGGATTATTCTTATCAGGTAAACTCACTAAATTAAACATAGTCATTAATCCTTTTAAAAATTCCCATTGGCTTAGTTCACCTCTTAATGTTTGTAGTAAAACATCATCTGTCATTGCTAAAATACTAATTCTACAATACACTTCGTTAGTAGTATTTGGAATACGAAAAGTATTTACATTATAACTATCATTTGCAAAATAATTTATAGTATCATCTTGTCTTATACTATCTGTTGCACTTGCCTTCCATTGTAATTGTAAAGTATCTCCTGGTTGCAAGGTCACCCCACCTGCTACTCCATTCAAAGTTCCTTCATAAGTGTATACAGGATTTATACCATTAAAATATACCGTATTTGCTCCATTTAAATTATAAGGAGCATCATCACCTCCAGTAATTGCTATGCTTGTTACTTCAGTACCAGTTAATGTAGCTGTAAAAGTTGTAGGAGTACTTGGAAGTAAGCCAGACTGTATCGTTACCGTAGGTGCTGCTCCTGTATAATAGCCTCCCTGTCTAACTACAACTGATGTAATTGTATCGTATGAAGTACTCCAATTAAATCTAGCATTTGCAACAGCAGAACCTTCTAAAGCTACAACTCCTGAATAATTATATACAGTTTCTGTCGCAGTACCATAATTCACAACCCATCTCATTTCTATATTTGCATCTTTTTTAGCAATAACTCTACAATTATAATCCATCATGTATGTACTGTTTTCTTGAGCAGCAGGTACGGTAAAAATATGGGTAGTATCATCATATCCAAATTCATCTTCTAAAGTTTGGGGGTTAAGAGGATATGCTGACCAAGATGTAGTAGCATAAGTTGTGGTTCCATCCTGAGGCACTGTGTATCTTAACCATCCTGCTTCTTCTGCTAAAGAAGGATTCGTTTCTGAACCCCAATTAAAATCCATATATAAATTTTGAAAATTAACATCGCTGGAAAAGAAATTACTTGTGTATGTGAAAGGTGTGGACTCAAATATCCTATCAATACAATACTTGATGCTTATAAAAGGTCTAAAGGCACTTTCTAAATTTGGTAATGTAGGTTGTATGTTATTAGATATTACAATTGAATTGTTCCAATTGCAAAAAGGATATTTTAAAACCCCAGTAGATGATGCTCCAGCAGTTCCTGCGTAAGTGCCAACTGGTAAGGGGTTTTGTAAAGGTAATGCTCCTGTCCAACTAGCTTGAATATTATCCCAATGATAATTATGTAATAATTCGCTAAAATCTAAATCACTAAACTCTTTCTCTTTCAACACATCAGCTAACGCAACTACTTCAGAATACAAATTCACGTTATAACTTATTTCACCTTTTTTGTCTTGGATGGCTATAAGTCTTAAATATCCTTCAAATAAAAGAAATCCATCTTGTTTTAATTTAGCTTGTGTTTTAAGATAAGGATTAAATACTATCCCTTGTGCTGATCTTGTTATTTCAAAAATATTATCAAATATGCGATTGTTCTTTTTTGTTCCTGGTAATTTAAACGCCTTAGAATAAGATTGTATCTTTTCAGCCGCATTTTTAAAATTATCTACGCTTAATGTCAATGGTATATTTTCATCTTCATAAAGGTCGCAAATCACTTCACCACTTGCCAAGATATTGTCAGCTCCTGATGGTTTTACCCCTTGTGGTAATATAGATATTTGATCTACTGCTATGTTTACCGAACCACTATCAACATAAGTCAACATTAATATTTGACTAGGTTGTGATGCTGTGAAAGAGGTGGACAATGTACTTGCACTTGCTACATGTATTGACTGACTTCTTATAAATACAGAACTTCCTAAAACATTATAAGTATTTATGTAAACAAGACCTGCACTCCCTACTTCAATATCAATACTAATAGTATAATTTTGTCCAACTGTTAAATTCGTAAGGGTTTGATATACACCAGTAAAAGTAGTTGAGCTACCAGCATAAAGCCTCACACTTCCTAATGCCTCGACTGGCAGGGCAGGTGTTACTCCTGTGGTGCTTCTATATCTGTACCATGTATTAGGGTAAGTAGGTGGTAAATTAACAAGCGCTTCTTCTCTTGAATTTGCTACTAATCCTGTTGTATCATAAGACTCACTAGCATTAAAACTGTTAAAATTAATCCCATCTACAACAAATTCATTTGTATCAGCAGATATTTCATTAAATCTTCCGTTAAAGAATTGTGGATATATTATAAGTTGTACGTTATTCATTATACCGATTGAGTTCTTAGTTTTTTACTTTTTTCTATTTCAAATGCATATTGTATTAGCTTATCATTTGCTACTGTCTTTCTTGTAAAGCTAGAAGTTGCCAGTCTAACAGGTTTAACATATTGATTTAAAGCAGTATTAGTTGCATCAGTCTGATAACCCTCTAATACATAAACTTCAGGGCTATTTATAAGTTCTTCAAAAATTATATTATAATCTTCGCTTACAAAATCTGTATTTATTTTTATTTTTTCAGTTGCATTTACTCTGAAAGTTTTTTTACCACCCTTAAAGCTATCTATTCTATAATAACTATCATTCCAAGTTCCATCAAGTTGGTCATAGGTAGTTCCTTTAGTAGATATTGTTTTAGTTGATTGCTTAATAAATGTGTAATAATCCCAACACCCCCATTGGTTTAACCACGCAAGCCTGATAGGTTCATAACCTTTTAATGTAGGACAATTTAGATTAATTCTATATGTTTGTGTCATTGCATCGGAACTTAAATCAACAGCAGTTACAAAATAATAGCCGCCCTGTATAGTTCCTGCTGCTACTAAAGTTCTAAAAGTACTTGCCCAATTGTTTAAGTTGCCTGGAAAACAACCAAAGTGTACTATTTGTTTTTTAGAATCAACGTCATAAGTATCATAAGCCCCATTTGCTGTTGATCTTAATATATAGTCTGTTCCTAACAAACTATCTTCACTATCATAATACACAAGAGTAAAGCGATATAAAGGGTCTCCTGCATCATCCCAAAATGACATAGTTCCATAATCATCAATATTTGCATATTGATTGGTAGGCATATTAGTTAATAATTTCTTTGTTGATGAAGCCCCTGATAGAACAAAAGGTGACATATCAAATCCAAAATCATTAGCACCAACACCAGTTCCCATTGTAAGTACATCTGTTTCTTTTACATATCCATTAAAAAGAACATATACCCTAGAATTTCTTTCTGTTCCTGCTTGTATTTTCACTGTATTTACATCACTATTGCCAGACGTATCAGTTGCTCCTTTATATTCTACTGAAAATTCAATAGCCATGTATCTTACAATATCATCATTTAAAGAATATTTATCTATTAAGTGAAGTGGATGTCTAGCTGTTGCGCTAGTTGTTGTTCCTTTATAAGAACTCCCATTAGCTGCCATATTATCTGCACTAACGTAATTCTCAATAATATTTCTAAAATTATAAATACCTACACCTGCATTGTTTGGCGTGGTTTTAAAAGTTCCTATTAAATCAGTTGTAGTACTTAAATCAGGATATGTACTATTACTTATATGTACCTTCGCAACAAACTTAACATTTGTTTCATTTGCTACTGCTGTATTATTAGAAACCACGAATATTATCTCTTGACCAACTGGTAATATCTGCCATATTTGACTAGGTGGTTTTTGTTCTATTATTGAATTTGTTGCCATTTATTTTTTATTTACTTGTGTTAATCCCCCTATTATATCTTCTCTTAACGCTTTTAAAAAATCCTGCCCTAAGTTTTCTAAGCCAAGTTGTAAAGGTCTTTGAAAGAAACTTGTGCTTTTAATTCCTTTTAATTTAATTGAACGCCCTATCAAAAATGCTAAAGACTTATGTGTTATAAATCTTCCTTTTTTATCCCTTCCTTTTATTCCTCTTTTACTGATCCATTTTTCTAATATACTACTAGGGGGTTGTTTTGACCCATATTTAAAAGGGCTTGAAACATTTTTACCCTCCCAATTCTTGTATTTTTGTTTTTTCTTATTCCCTGAAACTCCTTTATCTATAAAAGCCCCATAATCAGCCATGTAAAATTTTACAGATATTCTATCACTTGAGCTAAACACCTTGAACTTAATAGAATTGTATAGCGCCTTACTTACATTCTTTTTACTTTTAGTAAGTTTGGTTCTAGCTTGTTTAACTACATACTTGCCAAAACTATCTAAATACCTTTCAAGGTTAGCGATGTCCATTATACAAGACCTGCAAACAATTCTACTTGAATATCAGTTGTAGCTGAAGGTCTTACTTCTACTGTCACTAAGTCTTCTAATGTAGGAAAAGCAGGACTTGCGTCTTCTTCACCTATCATCACTTCTTCTGCTTGAAATAATACGTGAGAACCTCCTGCTCTTACAGTTACTTGATAGTTAGTGTTTGCTGTAACAAAAGCAACCTTCATATCTTGGTCACTACTTAAATTGCTTATTCTAAAGTATTTACAATTCTCTACATCCAAAGCACCATCAGCGCCATAGGGAGTAGAATTAAACACTGCTACTGTTGTTGTTTGTGAATGTGTACAAGTTAATATTCTTTCAAACACATCTATTATCCCTGTTGTTGTCAATGAATTTGTTGAGCCTCTTAGCGAACCATTCAAGGTTACTGCTTCACTAATGGTTGTTACTAAATCTGCCATATTTTTTTATATTTTAATTGTTATTTTTGGTGGAAATATTGTTATTTCTATTTTTCCTATTTTTATTTTATTATATTTCTTTAATCTTTCTAGCATTAATATCCTGCCCCTGCACTTGTTACTGGGATAACACAAGCATCAAAGTCATTCATAACTTTAACCCCTATTGTGAATACCCATCCACATAAAAGATTGTCAAACCTTTCTGAGAATGGTTCTATTGTAAATTGGTCTTGTGTAAAATAGATTGCTTGATTTATATCATTTGTTCCTGCTAATGATTGTTGCTCACTATGTCTTAACATTGAAATAAAATCAGTACATATTTCTAATGTTTGATTCCAAACTTCTTGCTCATTACTTTTTGTGTTTACTAATTTAGTAAGGTCGCTTTGCTGTTCTGTTTGCCAGTCATTTTTTTCAGAAACTAAATCGCAAATAAAAATCTGAAACGAATAGATCAATTCACTATCTCCTGTTGCTACGCTTACTGGGTTGATGTGTAATAAAGGCAGCTTCTCCATTTTTTCTAAATTGATGTCAAATATATCTCCAACCGATACAGTAGAGATTTGATCATGATATTCACCTAATCTACATAAAGTGTTAATTACGTTATTATATGTTTTATTACTTATTGGCATGTTTTACTTTATTTTGTGTGTCTAAATCTGTTTCATAACTTAACCATGTAAAAGCTTCTAATAGGTTAAGTCTTGTTATGTGTTCTAATTTTGAAATATCTGCATTACATAATCTATAAAATACCCCAAAATACCCCCACTTCTCTGCAAATGTTTCACTTGCTATTGCTTCTTCGTTCCCTTCAGGCGTTCCGTTAAAAATGATTCCGTAGTCGTTATAGATACGTTTCCTAAAAGATAAAAAAAAACCAGTGCACTTTGCACTTGCTCTGCTGACATTTTCTTCATCTTCTCTGCCCTTAACTTTATATTGCCCTCATACGCTTTAATAGTGTAGAGATTTCCTTCCCTTTCAACTATTGGTCTATAAAGAATTGCCATTATTTCTGGCAAGTAATCTTCAACACCTAACTTTATAAACTGCTCCAAATCTGCATACTCACCTAAAGTAATAGCTTCCAAATCAGGATGAAAGCCAAACTCTTCATCATCTATTTTAATTATTCTTTTTAAAGAATGGTTTTGCTTTTCTTGAAACTCAACCAACTTTCCCATTATTAAAACAACATCTTTTAATTCCAATTGGGTTATTATATCTTTTGGAATATTAGACAATAAAGCTATTGTTTCTTTTGCTTCTTCAGTCTTTGTACCTTTTTTAAAATCAATAAGTTTAATCCATTTTTCTAGGGTGACATCTTCCCATTTACTGATTAACTTAAATTCTTTTTGTTTTCCTTGCTTCTTAATCTTAATCTTCATCTAATATATAATAGAAAAGTTCATAATTTAGTTTACTGTTTGTTTTATTCTTATATCTTTGCAGCGTTTTTGTTTTCATTATAATATAAATTAGGGTTTGCTTTTAGCAGCCCTTTTTTATTGCACATAGTATTTTCCAGCATTAGGGTTGTCTAAATGATATATTACATTATACCTAATTCCATCTATTGCGTGGTTGTAACTATCAACATAAAGCTTAGAAGATTTATCACTGTATATATAATTATTTAGTTCTTTAGCTATGTTAGTTGATTCTGGTGATACGATTAATTCATAATCTTGCATTCTTGTTATACCGCTTTCAATGGTTCCTTTTTTAACTGGCTTTATATTAACTCCTAAGTGTTTTAAATCTGCTATTAAACGTGGCTCACTGCTATCAGCGATGATCAACATATTTCCTACTTTCTCTAATACTATCTGAGCAAGTTCTTGAGACTTTAAACCATTCTTATATATGTGTTCTTTTAAATATATCTTCTTATGCTTCTTATCAATAGCTACTTCTGTTAAACTATCAGGGTCGATTGAGAACCCAAAATCCATTCCACAAGAAGTCTGTAAGTCATCAGGATTAAATTCGCCTATACTCCAATTCTCAAATACTACACCTTCAGCTTTATCTAACCATTGTCCTAAAAGTTTTTGAGCATACTTCTTATAGTTTCTATGCTTAATAGCTTCTACTCTTGCTAAGAAGCTCTCTGAGAGGTTTTCTTTATTGTCTAGGTAGGTACTGTGTATGTAGCATACATTGTCTTTAACGCCATTAAAACCTGCTTCAATTCCTTTACCTTCAAAGAACCTTTCATATATCCAATTGTCTTTTGTAACAGGATTCAAGACTAGGATAACTCTATTCTGTATATTCTTTTCTCTAATACTAAGGTCTATTGTATCAAATATATTCTCATCAACAAGTTCTTCTGCCTCATCTAATACGAAGCAAGATACACCTGTTAGTGATTTTAGACTAGCTGTCTGATTTCCTGCTGAAGTTTTAATACCACGAAATAGTATATCTGATTTATTCTTTAAGTTTACAACCTCTGCTTTGTTTACGCTAAAGATATTATCATATCCTAATAGGCTTATCTTTTCTAAGAATTCAGGTATTATTGAAAGACGTGCTGAAGTCATAGTATATCTTGTAAATAAAACCCTTATACCTTCAGTCATAGTCAGTAGTGTTAGAAAGACTGTAACAGCAAAA